AAGCACAAGAAGCAGCAAAGGCTTCTGCATTAGCTAAACTAACTGCACTTGGTCTAACACAAGCTGAAGTAACAGCGTTAATTTCATGATTACTTGGAAAATTACCGATACTACTTCTGAAAATGGAGTAATTACTTCTGCTAAATACTTTGTTACTGCCCAAGATGGCGATGTCAAAGTAGAAGCAGAGGGTTATTGGTATTTTGACTGCCCTACTGAAAAAGTATCTTTTGATAAAGTTACTGAAGAAATGGTAACCAAGTGGATTGAAGATGAAGCTGTAACTGATGGTAAATGCCATATTACAGAGCGTTTATTAGAGCAATTAGAAGAATTAAAAAAGCCCAAGTCTGCTCCTGCACCTTGGATGCCACAAGTATTTAAACCTGAGATTTAAACATGACAACACCTATTGACATCATCTCAAGAGCATTAAAAGACATTGGCGCATTAGAGTCAGGTGAAACTGCTACGCCTGATGCGGCTCAAGATGCGTTTGATATGCTTAATGATCTAGTAGATCAATGGTCAAACGAAGAAATGATGGTGTTTTACAAGAATGAAATTGTATTCCCTATTACTCCAGGTCAAACTCAATACACTATTGGCCCAGGTGGACAAATTGGTGCAATCGTTTCAGGTTCAATTACAGGTAATATTTTAACCATTACTGGCATTACTTCAGGCGCAGTCAACGTAGGACAAACCATTAGTGGCCCAGGTGTAGTAAATGGCACTAAGATTGTAGGCATGGTGTCTGGCGCAGGTAACAATGTCAATGAAGCTGGTACATATACTGTTAACTTTATTCAAAGCGTTCCGCCAACTACTTTAAACCTTTACTATCAACGACCATTAAGTATTGATTCTGCGTTTGTTCGCATCAATACAAACTCTAATGGCGTACCTATTGTTAATGGTGGATTAGACTATCCAATCGCTGTTTTAGCTGTTGAAGATTACGAAATGATTGGTTTAAAGACTTTAAATGGCCCTTGGCCTAAAGCTCTTTACTATCAAGCTAGTGAAACATTAGGCAATATTTATGTATGGCCTAATCCATCACAAGGCGAGATGCACATCTTTACAGATAATTTGTTTCAAGGCTATACCAGTTTGCAAGATACTATCGTGCTCCCACAAGGCTACACAATGGCTCTTAGATGGTGTTTAGCCGAGCGTTTGATGCCTATGTATGGCAAAGCTTCACCAACGCAAATAGGCATGATTAATGCGTATGCAGCTCAAGCTAAAGCTACAATTAAACGTACAAATATGAAGCCTGTTCAGTCTGCTCGTTTTGCAGATGCAATGCTGTCCTCAAGACAAAAAGATGCTGGTTGGATTTTGTCTGGCGGTTTCTTTAGATAAGGTAAAAAATGGACTTTGGTTTTGTTGGATCAAGCTACGAAGCTCCATCAATTTATCAGGATGCACAGGAATGCATTAATTGGCGACCTGAGATTGACCCTACTAAGCAACAAGGCTCAAGAGGAGTAGTTGCTTTATATCCTACGCCAGGTCTTACTTCTGTATTAGCTCTGCCAGCGCAAGCAGAAGTACGAGGTTTAAGAACAGTATCAGGCGGTCAATACTTAGTCGCAGTATGCGGCTCGTATGTATATGTTATTGACCCTACTTTTACACCGACAATCGTAGGTCAGTTAAATTCAAATCATGGTCAAATTAGCATTACAGACAATGGTTTAAATATTTACATTGTTGATGGCACTTATCGTTATACATGGCGTATTTCTACTCCTGCGGCTGCTCGTTTTCAAGGCACAATTACAGGAACAACGCTAACTGTTACAAGAAATATTAGCGGCACTATCGCAGCCGGTCAGTCTTTATTTGGTATCAATGTACCAAACGAAACTGTCATTGTTTCAGGATCAGGCAATACTTGGACTTTAAATAACATAGCTACTATTGCTGTTGCTGAAGATATGAACTCAGCAGCAGTAGCGGCAGTTATCAACGCTTCTATTTCAGGTACAACATTAACTGTTAACTCAATTCCTGCTGGTAAAACGTTATATCCAGGTCAAACCATTACAGGAACAAGCGTTAATGTAAACACTATCATTACTGCATTAGGCAATGGTACAGTCATTAGCGAGAGCATCAATACAGGCGGTTCAGGATACAACGTCAACGATACTGTTACTTTGTTAGGCGGTGTTTATGGAAATAGCCCAGCAACTTACACAGTTACAGGCGTTTCAAGTGGCGCAGTAACATCTTTATCAAGAACATTCTCAGGCGCATATACTTCTAATCCTGCTAATCCTGTTTCTACATCTACAACAGGTTCAGGCACAGGGTTAACCCTTAATGTTACTTTTGGTACAGGCACAGGCGGTACTGGTAACTATGTAGTTAGTTTAAGCCAATCTGTTGGTTCTGAAACTATGTATGCGCTAAACTTTAGTATTTTGCCTTTTAATGATGGTGCGTTTACAGGCGGTACAACTGTTCATGCTATAGATAACTATTTTGTTTATAGCGCACCAAACTCTCAAGAATGGGCTGCATCTAATCTTCTTAGCCCTATTACTTATGGATTGAGCTACGCTAGTAAATTTACTGGGCCTGATAACTTAGTAGCTTTAATTGCAGATCATGGACAAGTTTATCTATTAGGTGAACAAACCTCAGAGGTATGGTCAGACGTAGGATCGTTCCCATTCCCATTTCAGCGTATTCCTGGCTCATCAAGTCAACATGGCATCGTAGCCCCATATTCTGTAGCTAGAGTAGGCAATTCGTTTGCTTATCTATCAAGAAATAATCGTGGTCAAGCTCAAATAGTAATGATGAATGGTTACTTTCCACAGCGTATTTCTACTCACGCAGTAGAAAATACCCTAGTTAATCAAAACGTCAATGATGCTGTAGCGTTTACTTATCAGCTTGAAGGTCACGAAGTATATGTAATTTCATTCCCTAGTATTGATTTAACTTGGGCTTTTGATTTCACTACACAGATGTGGCATAAATGGTTATGGGTAGATAATAGCAACGTCTATCATCGTCATCGTGCTAATTGCTGCACTTTATATCAAGGTTTAGTAATCGTAGGCGATTGGCAAAATGGTCAGCTTTATGAGCTAGACTCTAATAATTACACCGATAATGGTCAAGAAATCCGTAGATTAAGACGTGCTCCCCATCTTGTTACAGACTTACAACGTCAATTTTTTGATGAATTGCAGATTCAATTTCAGCCGGGCGTAGGCACTACTGGTCTTTCTAAGCCTGAAGGCATATTTGAAAACACTCCTTTTATTATTTTTGGTAATCAAACGGATTACATTACGGCTTACGAAAAATTGATTATTGGTGAAAAAAATCACCTTTACCCTGATACCCCTACAACTAAGCCACAAGCTATGCTTAGATGGTCAAACGATGGTGGTTCAACATGGTCAAACGAGCATTGGTGCGGCATTGGTCAAGAGGGTAAATATAAAAATCGTGCAATTTGGCGCAGATTAGGCGTAGCAAGGGATAAAGTCTTTGAAGTGGTAGTTACCGATCCAGTCAAGGCGGTGATAGTATCTGCTAACTTAAAAGCCACAGAAGGTGAAAATTAATGGCTAATCAGATTTGGGGAACAACCCAAAATAACCCTTATCCTAATACCCCTTTGGTAGATGATCAAAATAAGCTCCCTACAAGGGCATGGCAACAGTATTTTCTAAATTTGCTCAACTTTACTAGCGCAACAAACGCAACTAAAGGCGCAGGAACGCTACCTAGCAATCCTGTAGGATTTATTAACATTACTGTTAACGGTAAACCTTTTAAAGTGCCTTATTACAATGTCTAATTTAGGTGAACAATTTAAGCAAAACGAAGGTCGATTTGACGTTGATCCGCAAGTCGTAAACCATTTTTCAGATGGTTTATATGCCAAGCAGATGGTCATCCCAAAAGGCTTTACTGCCTGTCAGCACAAACACCATTATTCTCACCTAAGTATATTGGCAAAAGGGCGTGTAATTGTGCGAACAGACGATTATAATCAGGAATATGTAGCTCCTGCTTGCATTGAAATAAAAGCTGAAATTTATCATCAAATAGAAGCTTTAGAGGATTCTGTGTGGTTTTGCATACACGCTACAAATGAAGCAGATGCAGAAGAAGCAGAAAAACTATTAATAAGTAGGAAGGATTAAGTATGATTGGTTCGTTAATTGGCGGAATTATAGGTGGAAACCAGCAACAAGCTGGCTATAATAACGCTTCAGGCATTTTAAACGCAGGTTATGGTCAAGCAAATACTGCTCTTACAAATGCTTATAATACTTCTCAAGCAACTTTACAGCCATATAATCAATTAGGGTTAACACCGCTTAATTCATTAATTAATTCTGGTTATTTAACAAATCAATTTAATAATACGGATTTAAATGCAAATTTAGCTCCTAATTATGCTTTTCAGCTTGGTCAAGGACAACAAGCTAATTTAATGGCTAATAATGCTACTGGCGGTGCTGTTAGCGGTAATACTTTAAAGTCTTTGCAAGATTACACTCAAAATTATGCATCTAATGCTTATCAAAACGCATTTACAAATTATCAAAATCAAAGAAGCAATATTTTTGGCAATTTACAACCTATAGCAGCAATGGGCCAATCAGGTACAAATGCTTTGGCATCAGGTCAAACTTCTTATGGAACAAATATAGCAAATCTTGATACAGGATTAGCAGCAGCAGTAGCAGGAAATCAAATAAATGCTGCAAACGCACAAGCCGCATCTACTCAATCAACTGGTTCTCAAATAGGCAGTATGTTAAGTACGGGTGCAAATGCCTTTATGGGCGCTTTAGGATTGGCATAAATCATGGCAGATTATCAAACATCAAACGTTACAATTCCTACATATAATCCACCACAAGTACCTGTGCAAACAGGTATGCAAAGACTTGCGGATATTGTTAATGTTCAAAAAGGTCAGCTTGATTTAAGAAAAGCTAGGGAAACATACGGATCTGATGTTGCTGCAAAACAAGCTGAAAATATTAAAACACAGCTAGAAGCTAAAAAAGCTGGCGTTGATTTAAATCAACATTTTGAAAATATTAAGCGTTCTGTTTATGGTGGATTTTTAAATGATCCTGATTTTATTAATGGCAACAAAGATGCCATGAAAAAGAAAATAGAAGCCTCTAATGATTATTTAAAAAACATTGGCGTTCCTGAAGCGAATGAAGGAAAATCGCATGATGCTTTTTTGCAAATGATTGATTCTGACCCATCTCAAGCTTACCAAGCTATTAAAAATGGTGTTCAACAAGCTGGTGGGGCGCAAAGTCAATATGCAAATTTACAAAACTTTCAAAACGCACCTATACAAAATCAATCTCAAACACAGCCACAAAATCAGCCGCAAGGTCAACCACAAGGTCAGCCGCAAGCACAACCAGATTCACAAGCTTCTGTGCCTGAGTATAGCCAGCCAGTTAAATTGCTTTATCCACCTCGTCAAGCTGGTATAGCTTATGCGCCTGGTCCTTCTGAAATTGCAGATAAAGATGCTGGAATTTTACATAGAAACAGCCTTGCTCTTGGCGCAAGTAATTTAACAACAGCTAGAAATGATATTGATGAAGTAGTAAAACAAGCTGACAAAATAGAAAAAGAAGCTACTTTGCCTGAAACTGGCCCTGTCGGTGCTTTAAAACGTAAATTTGCTGAAATTACAGGTGATGCTAAATATATGCAGTTGAGCAAAGATTTGGCTAGAGTGCAAATAGCAAACATGAAAGCTTTGGGAACTTTAAATACAAATGATGGTTTAGAAGCTGCGAAAGCTGCAACTGGAAGTATTACTTATCCACCATCTGTTTTAAAAGATATTGCTGAAAGAACAAAAGCAGATTTAACTAATGTAGAAATGCAATCAAAAGCTTCACAAATTTTCGCTAATAAATTTGGTGATAACAATATGAAAGCTTTTCAAACAGAATGGGCTAATAACGCTGATACCAAAGTATTTCAAGTTATTAATATTTCCAAAAACACTCGTTTATCTCCTGAAGAAAAAAAAGAGCAAGTTAATAAAATACTTGGTAATGATATTGAAGCTCGTAAAACATTCAATGAAAAATATCAAAATATTCGCAAATTAGAACAAAATGGAAAATTGTAATGGGCGATTTAGTCAGCGAACTTATATTAGGTGGGGTTTCTAAACCTGAAACATCTAAGCCACAATATTCTTTGCCTGAAGTTCAGCAAATGGTATATGGGCAAGAAAGCTCTTTTGGAAAAGCTGACACTAGCAAACCAAATTATGCTGGGGCGCATGGCCCTATGCAAATTATTCCAAGCACTTTTGAAGGCTTAAAGAAACAAGGTTTAATTCCACAGAATTACGATATTAACAATCCAGCTCACAATAAAGAAGCTGGAAACGCTTTAATTGCAGATGCGTACAAACGTCATGGTGGTAATGTCGACAAAGTATTGGCTGAATATTATGCTGGCCCAAAAGCAATTAATCCTAATGGAACTATAAATACAGAAATGAGGGATTTAAAAAATCCTAATGCTCCTACTGTTGGTCAATATATTCCACAAGCAAAAAGTCATGTTGGAGATGAAGTAACTCGTTTAATTATGGGTTCTTTTGATGGTAATGAGCCAAGTCAAGCAAAGCCCACAGAAAAACCTACAGTTCAAATGTTTGGCAGAGGTAAAGTATCCGATGGTATAAATCCAATGGAAACCATGCAAGCCGCTAAAGAAACTATGAAACCATTGAGTGCTGGTCTTGCATCTTTAGCTGATACAACAGTTGGCTCTGTAATTCCATCAACAGCAAGTTATGTAACACAGGCAGTTGTTAGACCTTTTACATCAGCAGAACGAGCTAAAGAAATAGCTGGTGAAGTTGGTGGAGTATTAGACAAGCCTTTTGGTAAAGCTTTGGGTGTAACTGAAAGCCCTTATTACAAAGGTGAAGCAAGCCAACAAGCTATGGATTTTGTCAGCAAAAACCTTGAAAAAGGTGCTGCATGGATTTCCGAAAAGACAGGAATGCCAAAAGCAGACGTAGAAAACATGATGAATTCTGTTTTAATGCTTGGCGGTAAAGCTACTTCTGTAGTTGCACCTAAAGTAAAAACTGCTTTACAAGAACGTTTTCCAGTAATGGAACAAGAATTGCAAGGAAGCTTTGTAAAGAAAAAAGCAGAAGAACAAGCAAAAGCAACAGGAATAGAACCTGAAACATCTTCTAAAGTTTCTAAACCTTATGAACCAGAGCAAAACTTTGTTGAACATGAGTTTACTGAAAAAGGATTGCCAAAAGAAGAAGCCAATGCCAGGTTAGAAACTTTAAATAGGACTGTTCCTGATTTAAAAGTAGATCCAAACGTATATGAAGGCAAAGGCAGACAAAGGGCTGATGATTACGCTGTTTCCCTTACAAATACTCCTGAAGGGCATTTGCTTGCAGACCAATTTGCTAAAGAAAAAGCAGCAAAAACGGCTTATGGTCAAAGTTTAATTCAAGAAACAGGTGGCACATTAGGTTTAGATGAATCCGCAAAATATAAACGTGGTTCAACTATGATTAAACCTTTTGAAGATTTAAGCAAAGTTTTAGATGATGGGATAGAAACGTTATATAAAAAGCGAGATATTGAAGCAAAATCTGTTCCAGTTGTAGGAAATGAAATTAAAAAAGTTTTGGGTACAGAATCTGAGGTGCAAGGACATGAGGCTACTGTGAACCTTGCAAAAGGTGCTGAAGCACGTTTAAGAGAACTAAACATGATGGATAAAGATGGAAATATGCTTCCAGCTACTGCTATGCAAGCAGAACAATTTCGTAAATATTTAAATCGTAAATGGACTAATCAAAACGCTTCTTTAAACAAATTGCTTAAACAAGCTGTAGATGATGATGTTTTTGCAAATGCTGGTAAAGATATTCATGCCGATGCTAGAACTTTGCATGGCATGAAAAAAGATTTGTTAGAAACACCAAAAGGAATTTCTGACATATTAGACGCATCAGGCCCAAAAGGTATAAATCGAAAAGTTAATTTAGAAAAGATTGCCGATACTATTACTAATATGCCTGTAGACCAAATTACTCATATTATTAAAACTTTAGATAGCGTTCCTGAAAATTTAAAACCTCAAGCTCAAGCCGCAATTTCTGAAATAAAAGCGCATTTTATGAATTTAGCGCATGATGCTTTTGAACAAAGCGCAGCTAAAGGAACTAAATATTTAAATGCTAACAAAGAAGTTATGAATCGTTTATTTAGCCCTGATGAAATGGCTAAAATAAATGATTACAATTCTTTAGCGCATATTCTTAAAACGGATACAGGATATAAAGGTTCTGCCGTACAAAAAGAAAATTTAGCAAAACGTGGTATTGGTAGACAAATATTTGAGCAAACTGTTAAAAAAGGCGGTGCGCTTGCGGCAGAAGCAGCAGTTGGTGGTACAAGTGGTGGTTTAGCTGCTCTTGGGGCGCATCATGCTATTAGCACTCATTTTGAAAAAAGTGCAGCAAAAAGAGCAGAAGCAGCACAAGTAAAGGCAGCAAGAAAAAAACAAGCAGGATTTACAAATCTTAGCAACATAGGAAAGAAATAATGGCACAAGTAAATTTATCACCCCTATTTAATGGTCAAACCATATTTGGGCTTACAGGATTACCTTTAGTTTCTGGTCAGATTTTTACTTACCAAGCTGGTTCTTCTACTCCTCTTAC